CAAAAGGCTTTTGCTAACGGTATGTCCGAGTTGTGCAATCTCCATGGCAGAACAGGTGTTGGAGGGACTGGAGAGTACTTACCCTCGAACACGGACAGGCAAGTCGGGCTCGGAATGCTTGGCTTATCCAACTTCCTCAGACTTAACGGGGTAACCTACGCTGATTTTGCTGACGCATTGGATCACAATAACTGTTCTGATGATGCTGGGCATATATTACATAATTTAAAAGAAGCTATAGAAGGTGCTGCTTTCATAGCTAAGAATAACCATATGGAACGTGCTTTTGCAATAGCACCTACTGCTAGTTGTAGCTACAGATCGAAAGATTTAGAAGGCTTTACAGCTACACCAGAAATTGCACCTCCAATAGCACGCTCTGTCGATCGTGACAGTGGCACTTTTGGGGTAGAACACTATGATTATGGCAATGTAGAGATTGCTAGTGAAGTCGGCTGGGACGTATACAAACGTGTAGCAGACGGCATCATGAGACTATTAGAAAATACAGGACTTCTTCACGGCTATTCATTTAATAGCTGGAGTGATGTTGTTACATACGACAGAAACTTCGTGGAAGAGTGGTTAATATCACCCCAGACCTCCTTATACTACTCCCTGCAAGTGATGGGCGATACACAAGATAAGACAGATGCGTATGCAGCATTAGATCAAAGTGAAGTCGAAGATTACTTACAGGATATTTTAAACGAACCTGTAACTTGTGACTGTCAAGAATAATGAGACAACATCCTTATGATAAATTATTACAACGGAAACGTAAATGGTCTCCAGTTAAACCAACAGCAGGTAAGCTCCGTGAAGGGTCTGAAGAGACCATCAGACGTGCGCTCGCAATACGTCATATGGAGCTCCCTGTTGGAGCATTCATTACTGAAGGCTTGGAGAAGACTGTTCCCAGTAATGCCCGTGAACTCCTTGAATCAAATGTTAAAGATGAGGAAAGACACGACCTCGCCCTCGGATACATCGTAGATGCCTTGGGCGCAGATGACACAGCTGAAAATGAAGCATTGAGGTTAAGAGATGCATGGATTGCACACCCTGATCATACAATTACCAAAGCTCTGGTCGCAGAACGGGCCATCTTCTTCGTTCTACTCCCTTTCTTTAGGTTTAATGGGGATGCTGCTCTTCGCACTGTATCTGCCGATATCTCGAGGGACGAGCAGATCCATGTCGGAACGAATAGCCTTGTATGTGCTGAGCTGGGTTTATCTGCTTCTCCTTCTTTGGATAAACTTAGGAAGGCCACCATTAACTGGGTTCTACAACCTCTAGGTATAAATACTCAGGATAAATATTTGAACAAAAAATTCTGGCTGGATGCTAGTGATCGACTGATGTATGAAGGTAAAGCACCTGAGTTTTCTGAGACACGTAGAGCCAGGATGCCCGCCTTTTTCGAACATGCCAACACAAATCTCCCTAAATACGCTTAAGCTACACAACGAACGTGTTGATGAGCTATTTAAAAATGTGGAAGGCCATTTCAAATGGCAACCTGTCCACCCAAAAGAATCAATTGAATCAATCATGTATCGCGCTGGTCAAGCCAGCGTGGTAGAATATATAAGAAACAAATTAGAGGAAGACAATTAATGTGCGTAGGTAATTTATTTAAACCACCAAAGCCTCCTGCTGCACCGCCACGTATGAGACCAGCACCTCCTATTAAATCTGCTGCGCCTCCTGCTGAAGTAGCCACACCAGAAAAGATTAAGGATGAAACTGGTGATGATGAACTGGTGGATACACGTAAGAGAAAGGCTTTAGAAGTACAGAAAACACAAGAAGGCGTTGGACAATTAGGTGCTATCAAACCTAAGGCTCTACCTAAAACTCCTGCTGGTGGTATAGCTGCCCCAGAATAGGAGATATAATATGTGTTTAGGAGGCGGTGGCGGTAGCACCCCACAACCAAAGTACTTAGCAAGAGTTGACCCAGAACCTGGTCCTGCATCTCCAGCAGATGCTGTAAACAATCAGGTGATAGAGGGAACAGAACCAAAGAAAAAGAAATTAGAAGTAAAAAAAGGAAAGGCACAATCTAGTTTATACACATGAAAGCACGTGATAGATACACCCAACTAACAAGAGGTAGAACTCAGTTCCTTCATACCGCAGTTGAGTGCTCTAGATTAACGTTACCTTATCTTGTTCAGGAAGATCTTAGTTCAAGACCTGAACATCAGAAGCTACATACTCCATGGCAGTCAGTAGGATCTAAATCGGTAGTCAATTTAGCAGCAAAATTAATGCTTGCACTACTACCACCTCAGACTAGTTTCTTCAAACTACAAATCAGGGATGATAAATTAGGAGAAGAAATTCCAGCGGAAGTAAAGAGTGAGTTAGATCTATCCTTCTCCAAAATGGAAAGGATGGTCATGGATTACATCAATGCTTCTAGTGATAGAGTTGTAGTCCATCAAGCATTGAAACATCTGATTGTATCAGGCAATGCGTTAATATTTATGGGCAAAGAAGGTCTTAAAAACTATCCCTTAAATCGTTACGTAATTAATCGTGATGGTAACGGAAATGTTTGTGAGATTGTAACAAAGGAACTTATTAGTCGAAGGATGCTTGGTACAGATCTGCCACTTCCTACACCTAACTCCCCAGGGGATGATGGGTACAAGACAGGATCTGATGATCATGACGTTGAGGTATACACCTACGTCCGACTCGATGAAAATGGTAGATGGATATGGCATCAAGAAGCACAAGATATGATACTTCCTGGCAGCCGTAGCACTGCTCCTAAGAATGCATCTCCCTGGCTAGTATTGAGATTCAATACAGTGGACGGAGAAGATTACGGAAGGGGTAGAGTCGAAGAGTTCTTAGGGGACATTAGATCCCTAGAAGGTCTCTCCCAAGCCTTAGTTGAAGGCTCTGCTGCAGCTAGTAAGGTAGTCTTCCTTGTGTCTCCTAGTTCCACTACGAAACCAAAGACTATAGCCGATGCTGGTAACGGTGCCATCGTTCAGGGTAGACCTGATGATGTTGGTGTTATACAGGTTGGAAAGACAGCTGACTTTAGAACAGCAGCTGAACAAATGCAGAACTTAGAACGTAGGGTTAGCGATGCTTTCCTTGTGTTACAAGTTCGTCAAAGCGAGAGAACAACTGCGGAAGAGGTACGCCTCACGCAGATGGAATTAGAACAACAGCTGGGAGGTTTATTCTCCTTGTTAACTGTTGAGTTCTTGATACCCTATCTCAATAGAACATTACATATACTACAACGAAACAAGGAACTTCCTAAGATTCCTAAAGATTTGGTACGTCCACAGATCGTTGCTGGTGTTAATGCATTAGGTAGAGGACAAGATCAACAGAGTCTTGTTATGTTTATACAAACTCTTGCTCAAACCCTTGGGCCTGAAGCAATCGCTCAGTTCTTAGATCCTGGTGAGTATATTAAACGACTCGCTGCTGCACAAGGCATCGATGTACTAAATCTTGTTAAGTCTGCAGAGACTATGGAACAAGAGAAGCAAGCACAGATGCAAGCCGCACAACAACAGGCATTAATGGAACAAGCTGGTCAAATTGCAGGATCACCTATGGCTGACCCTAGTAAGAACCCCGCTTTAGGTAGAGGATTAAACGATGGATACGATCAACTAAATGGACAAAATCAAGGCGAGCCGCCCCCAGAAGGTGCGGAAGAAACCCCTGCCGAAGGTTAGTAAACCAGAGCCACTGGTTTCAGAGAATGATATTGCTAAGCCAACACCTATTGTGGGTCAACCTTCTATAGGTTTAGACCCTAACTTTGTAGAGACAATTGGCTTAGGTAATCTAAAAGTAGTTACTGCTAAAGGAATTAAAGATGACGGAAAAACTGACGTATGATCCCACCCCTGCAGATGCTCCCGAACTTTCCGAAGATGAGCAGAACTCTCTGGAGGTGGCAGAGAAACTGGGAGAAGAAGAAGCTAAACAATATGCTGGTAAGTTTGAGAATGCTCAAGAATTAGAGAAAGCATACTTAGAACTACAAAAGAAATTAGGTTCAGAAGATGATGAGGATGTTGAGAAAGCTGCTGAAGCTGAGACTCCCAAAGAAGAACCTGAACAATCTGAAGGTGCTTCTCTTATTAATAATGCATCAAAAGAATACTATGATAATGATGGCAAGATCTCTGAAGACACGATGTCAAAATTTGCAGAGATGTCTAGTCAAGATTTAGTCAATGCTTTTGTAGAATTCCAAGAGTCTCAACCTAAACAAGAAGCAGCTACTGAAACTGCTGACTTAACTGATGCTGAAATAAACACAGTTTATAATTCAGTTGGTGGAGAGTCTGCTTATAATAAGATGATTTCTTGGGCAGGTGATAATATGGGAGAAGCTAAATTAGATGCATTCAATTCAATCATACAATCTGGTAATGCAGACGCTGTTAAAATAGCAGTGTCTGGTTTACGAGCTGAGTATGAAATCTCTGAAGGATATGAAGGTAAGATGTTAACTGGCAAGGCAGCAAGGACTTCGGATGTTTTCCGTAGTCAAGCTGAAGTTGTCCAGGCTTTATCAGACCCTAAGTATGATAGAGATCCTGCTTATCGTCAGGATATATACGATAAATTAGAACGATCTCAAGTAAATTTTTAGGAAAAAAATTATGCCAATGGCTTATGACCCTAAAGCATTTCATGCTAGGGATAGTGCAATTAAGCACGTTAAATATTATGTTAATAGGACTAAAGATAAGTGGTTTAGAACCTCTATCAATGATGGCATCAACAACGCTACACACAATGCAGTTGTCAGCCCTAGCGGAGTAGAAACCGTAGCCTCATGAGCACACTCACCCTAACCGAACAATCCAATTGGGAGAAGTTCTGTGACTGGGTTACAAGTACCGATAACCGCCTCTATGTGGGGTGGTTTGGTACCTTAATGATACCCGCACTCTTAACAGCGACGACCTGTTTTATAATAGCATTCATCGCTGCACCGCCTGTCGATATCGACGGCATTCGTGAACCAGTCTCAGGATCTCTACTCTATGGAAACAACATCATCTCAGGGGCTATCGTCCCGTCATCTAA